ATAAACTAGTAACACTACTATTTTTATAACATTATAAAAAGGATATACATAAATGGGACAATTAGATAAATTAACTAAAAGCTACGAACAGCATATTATTAAATGTAGGGTAGAGGGTGATAGGGCAATTCTTGCCGTATTATCAGATGTACATCAAGGTTTAAATGATAGAAAGTATCTACAGGATACTGTTAAATTCTTATTATCATTAGGTGATAGGTGTAAAGTTATTCTTGGTGGTGATTGCACTAATACAACAACTAAGAACTCAAAAGGTAATGTACTTGAAGAGTGGTGCAGTGGTAGTGAGCAGATTTATACATTAGTAGAAGATATTAGACCTTTATATGAGAGTGGTCAGTTGATTGGTATCGTAGAGGGTAATCACCCTAAACGTGCTTATAATGATGCGTATATTACTATTGAAGAGATGATTGCTAGTTTATTAGGTGATAAATCACTATATAAAGGTTGTATGGGTATTGTTTACTTTAATGTAAATGATAATTTATACGTACATCAAATTTTGCATAAACATAGGTCTACAGAGGGTGCGTATGATTTCTTTAATGCAGATGTAAATTGGTTTGAGCATAAGCATAAACCTATGACTAGAGCAAGGGTTAAGATTGAGCATAATAAGTTTGTTAAAAAACCTGTAGCACGTCAAGCATGGGATATTTATCAATCTAGTTTTCAAGTATTCCCAGATTATGCTAAGAGTGCTGGATATAAACCTAGTGTGAGTGGTTATTACTTATGTGAGATGAGTGGTAATAAGCATAATCGAATTGCTACACCTTATTTTGATAGTGATTTTAGAAATTTAATTAAAAATGGTTATGAGTTTTAGGTGATTATTCATGGTAGATGAGTTCTTGAAGTGTTATCAGTCTAATACTTCATTGAGAGAGTACAATATAGTAGCTAAGCTTAGTATTGGTAGAGAGGGTGAATATGGTGAATATCCGTCTGAACCTTATTTAGATTATTTAGGGTTAGATTCAGTTGGGTTTGATAAACAGTTTGAGGATTCGTATATTTATAACAATATTTCTCTTAGAGACTTGGCATATATGGTTATGTATGCATGCTTAGATGATAATTATACGTATGTATTGTCTTGTAGTGGTTTTGATTTAAGGGTTAAGTCGTTAAGTTCATATGAGGGGTATGAGATTCATATCACAATACCTTTGAAGGCTTTTATGACAAAGTTTATGGCTAGTTTTGTTTATAGAGATGTGTCAGTTGTTATAGATTCTATTTTTAGTATGTATAGAGATGTAGATATAAAGGAGAAGATAAAGGGTGTTCAAAGAAAAGTCTAAGTTAGATGGTTGGGTGGATACGATTGATAGTTTTATTGAGTTAGAAGATGGACATGCAGTAGCATCTAATGTAATTACTAATGCTAAAGAGTTTATTAAATCTGTGTACGATTTAGATAAGACAAATCCGTGGTATCGTAGATGTGGTGTTAGGATTGTATCTTCAACTATTGGGAGTATTCTTATTTCTATTGAAGCTGTAAATGGTACACATCTTGATATTGAGTTTTTACCTACTGATATTATTAGCATGTATCATTATGATACACTTAGTGATGAGCATAATGTGGTAGACTTGATGTATATTGATTCTATGTCAGTTCAAGATGCTATTCAAGAGTTTACTGAAGTATTAGATAATAGTGGTATTTAGATACTATTTTAAGGGGAGATTATATTATGGTAGTACATTCAGAAGAAGATATTATTGAGTTAGTTAAGTTTTTTAAGAAAGAGTACAATACACTAGATTTAAATAATCAATGTAAAAATGTAGTAGATTTTGTCAAGGGTACTAAGTTAGAAAGACCTATGTCATGTACTGATGTTGATGTGTCTGTACATGAAGATAGCACAATTACAATTAGCTATATAGTTAAAGAGTGGGCAATTAATTTTATATTCTTCTCAGATAATCAAGTTCATGTTCAAGAGTGTGTTAATCATATTACTAAGTTTGAAAATGTAAAACGTGCAATTATGTACGCTAATAGGTTTTTGTGTATATAGGTGATGTATGGAATTAGTTTCTTTTGTATTAGTATTGACATTAACTGTGTTAGTGTTAGCAGTTGTACAAGATTATTTTGTTGATAAAAATATATGGTATTATATTCTTTCTGTATTTACAATTCTATTATTTATGATTTTATCTATGGTTGGTATACAGATATTTTTTAGGGGTTAGATTATGATTTTTATCATTGTTTTTATGTTTCTTATTGTGTCATTTTTGTATACATTTTTTACATTTTGTGATACTGAAAAATTTAATAGTAATAGGGAATGTATAGTTTATATTTTAGTATCTTTTACTGTTATAACGCTTTTATCATGTTTAGCATGGTATGTAACAAAATAATAGTTGAGTGTATGATTTCAGTTCATACACTCTTTTTTTGTTTACAAAACTTTACAATATGTGGTATTATTTAGGTAGATAGTTTATTTCATATAAGGAGATTATATTATGAGATATCATTCATTATATCGAAAGCATTTAATTGTAGGGTTTATTGGTACACTACATGAATATGGTATGCGTACAAAAGATATTTTATTTGTAGCGACCAGTATTGGTAGCTTATCTTGGGAAGAGTTCTGTAAGATTGCAAGACATGACTATTATGATAGTGGGTATGGAGCCCCTGAGGTAGCTACAGATTTAAAGATTTTCACTACAAAAGGGTATTTCTATCGTCAAGAGATATGTGATGGTATGGAGTGTTGGGAATATGAAGAATTTAAATATCACCCAATCTCTACAGAGAAGTTAGATACTTCTAAAGTTAAAACTTTTGTTGGTGGTTGTTGGTCTACGTTGGTAGATATTATTGAGAGAGGTAATAAAGAAGATGTATAGCTATAGAGAACTTAATGCTAATAGATTTAATGAATTACATAAGGATAGTAATGAACTACTATCTAGAATTGCATCATCTATTATGTTATATGAGATTGATAACTGTGATAACATATTGGATTATGTCAGTGGTAATGGTGATTTTCAGTATAACAGAGAATTTACATACATAGGTGGTAAAGGTATTATTAAGATTGGTACACATCTTTTACCTATTAGACAGAGTGATAAATTTTTATTTAATAGTGGCACATTAGATATTTCTTTAGGGGAACATAGATTTGTTAAGATTCGAGTTCATAAAGGTCTTAATGGGTGTACTACAAGTGTGTCAAAATGTTATATTAGATATGTAACAGAGGAAAGAAATATTATTAAGGATATATTATCTCAATACTTTGGTTCTAATAATATTCCAAAGGACTCAGAATTGTATAAGGCTTATCTTGAATATTTATCTATGATAGAAGAGATGAGTGTTATTTTAGGTTTTTAGTGTTATACATTTTATATATAGAACTTGTACATTCTTTCTAGAAAGTTGTATAATATGAGTGTATTATTCTTATAAGGAAGTATGAGAATAACGACTGTACAAGTAGAAGTAGTGAAGCGTATGTTTATTATCTTAGTTGTAGGGAGCATGTTTTAGCCGATTACAATGATGATGGATAACAAAAGCATAACGAAACGAAAGGAGGCCGTTTAATCTATGTCTAATAAGATTAAGGCTGTATTATCAATTCTAACATTGTGTGGTGTTCTTTTTGGTTTTGTAGGTAGTGCTGATGCACGTATGGTAATGACTACTGCATACACTCCACATGAGCAAGCTGGCTATATGGCTAATGGTTTGTGGATTCAAGAGGGATACGTTGCACTTGATTTTCTACCTTTGGGTACACAAGTGTGGTTGGATGGTGTTCCATATATCGTTGGAGATAGGATTGGTAGTGGTGACCCTGACCATGTTGATATTGTAATGAATAGTTATGAAGATGCTATTCAACATGGTAGACGTTACATGGATTTACAATACTAGTATTGTAACGACAACTGAATAAGAGTATATACTTTAGATAGTTTAGAGGTATGGTGCGTTGACATCATACCTCTTATTTTTTGAAAAAATAACTTAACAAAACTTTACAACTTAGTATAGATATGGTATATTATAAGTGTGGTAAGGGTGATAATTCAAGAGGAGATAAAAAATGAAAAACTTTAAAATTTATGCAGTATCGAACGAAGATAATTCTAAATACGAAATTTCATTAAATGAGTTAGTTACTAAAGGTAACTATTCTGATGAAGAGGTTTGTAAGTTGTTAGATTATATTGAAGAAACTAAGTACAAAACTTTCAGATGGAAGTTAGTACACAAGAATTCCATTCATGCTATGGATGGTGATGGTATTCAGCATTACCTAGTAGATTTAAAATAGTTTTACAAGGAGATTTTAAAATGAAAAAGAGTATGTATCAATATAATAATTTTATTGGTTTAAATATGGCTGAAGTAGAAGACTTTATTCATATTTATGATTGTGGGTATTGGGATTGCGAAGCTATAAAGGTTGATGCAGATGTCTATGGCTTAATCAGTGGTAGACATGCAATGCCAGTAGAAGAGTATGTCTTTAATGAAATTGAAGATATGTTTAGATTTGGTGAGTTAGAAAGAGTGGCAATGAATAACATTGTTAAGACATCTGACACTTTTGTATTATATGTTACAGGTCTAACAGTGGCTACAGTTTCTGTGATTAATGTAGCTAAGAATTTAGGCTACAAACAAATTGCATTAAAACATTACAATAGAGACAATGGTCTTTATGAGTGTCAATGGGTATACTAGGAGGTACTAAATATGGAAGCAGTTAAGACTGTATATGGAATATATCAAAATGGTCAATCTGTTGGATTTCTTTCTCACGATAGTTTTGCTGAGTTCTTCAAGGATGTATGCATGGATTTAGTATGTCCTGTTGAAGATAGGGAATATATCACAGATAAAGTAGCTACAGATGTATTATACTTTGAATTTGGTAAGTTTTTCTCAGATGAAGATGGAACTACATTATATAGAATTGTAGGTAAATTTCCTAAAAAAGATATGGAAGCCTTAGGAAAAGAATTTTATTTTAAGGAGTAAAAGTATTAATCTAAAGAGATACTAGTAGTTAGTATCTCTTTTTTCTGTGTGTTAGTTAATTATATATAATGTATGAACTATTTGAGATTTTGTGCATTTTTAGTGGTGGTAATATATGGTAATTTTAACAAAGAAAACAAAATATGATTCAATTTTGGAGGGGGTTAGAGAACGATTAAATGAGTCTGTTATGGGTGACTTGCGTAAAGTTGGTAACAGTAAGGTTTTCACTCCTTTAAAGGGGGTACTTGGTGATAAATTTAATGGAGTAGAGGTTGGTTTTAGGATTCATAAGATTAAAGCTGATACTTTTACATTGGATGTAGAATATTTTGTTGATAAGCATGATTTAGATGCTAGGATTAATGTTGTTGTTAGGTGTGAGTGTTCATATACATCTGATGATGCAACAAATGGTATGGTAACTATTACAGCTAAACAGATTATTGTGCAAGAGTTAGATGCTCCTGTTACAACATTAAATACTTTTAAGCCTTTCAAGATTAAATGCGATATTGATTGTGTTAAAGATTATACATTTGTTTCTACAGAATTTGATAAGGTTGCTATAGAGGTTTCAACTGTATTATTTGATAATCTGTTAAAAGCTAAGGATTTAGATAAAGGCATTGCTGAGAAAACAGGTAATGCAGTCGGGTTTAGTTCATTTAAAGACTTCATGACATTGGCTTCTAGGTAAGGTGTGTTTGTTATGGCTGATGAATATGGTAAAGAGTGGAGATATCAGTTAGAGAGACAGCATAGTGTAAATAATCCTATTATTGTCAATGAAGATATTGAGTTACAGAGAAGAATGTTTTGGGAATCTGCATTACATACAGGGATTACAGTTGATTTTTATAATTGTGTGTATGAGAAACAAGATTTTAATCAAGATTTAAATCTGATGTGGGATGATGCTGTGAGGTTACCTGTTATTTTTGATGATGCACCTAAAGTTAAGGTACTTAAAAATCTTGGGTGGTATACAGAAGATGATGAACGTCCTGAGTTGGTATATTTACCGATGTATAAAGATTGGATGACAAAAGAACTTCTAGACGTTAAAGAAAATTCAATTATACGATTGTATTATTTTGGTGGTATAACTACAGCTGATTTTAGGGTTACTGATAAAAAACTTGATAGTGTGTATGGTGTGTATTGGGTTTGTAAGTTAGCACCTGAGCGTATGAATGATTTTACTATGATAGAATTAAATGGTGAGCATTTCTTAAAACGTAGTGAGGTTAGACCTAGACATACTGAGTATATGAGTAGGCAATTAGAAGATGGGTATAGTTCTGATTATGAAAACACATCTGATTATAGGACGTATGAGCATGATTCTTATGTTAGTCAGATTGTAGATAATGATGATAGTAATGGTTCTGCTGATAGCTTAAATTACTCAGATACAGAAAGTAATAATGTTGGTTATGAAGAATCAGAAGATAATATGTCTACAACTTTTGAGAGTGTAGATGGTAAAAAGTATATAGATAACTTTGATGTTATTGATGATTATAAAATACCTAAGAAAGATAGTAAGAATAAAGACGTTCGTGGTGGTAGATTTAATATAAATTGAGGTTTATAGAGTAAGATGAGATATAGTAGTGATTTGATTATAGAGTCTTTACGTAGTCAGTTTGATGGTACTGATATTAATGAGGCTAAGGTAGTTACATTTGATGGTAAGGTAAACCCTAACTTTGGTCATGCAGTTATTATGGCTGGCGGAGCAGGGAGTGGGAAAGGTTTTGCTTTAAAAAACATAATTATGTTACAAGGCAAGACTTTTGACGTTGATGAATTGAAACAGTTGTATGTTAAAGGTGCTAAGAGTGGTGTCTTTGATGACGAACGTAATGGTGATTACAACTTTAAAAACCCTGATGATGTTTCTCTATTACATCAAAAAGTAAAAGATTTAAAACTTAAAGATAAGCGTGAGGAAGCTTTCTTTAAATCCATTATGGCTGACAAGTTACCTAATATTATTTTTGATATTACAGGTGATGAAGAGTCTAAGATTACTAATATTGCTAAGATGTGCAAGACTATTGGCTACAAAGTGTCGTTAGTGTGGGTAGTAGCTAACAGGGAAGAGGCTTTCATTAGGAATATGAAACGTGATAGGACTGTTCCTGACGAAGTATTCCATTCAACACATAATAATGTTAAAGCATCTGTATTTGGTTTCTTAGAAGGTCAAGGTGCTAAATTCTGTGATTCTGCCTGGATTGTATTTAGCTCTGGTGCAGATGCTAAAGAACTATCTGCTGAAGAAAAGAAAGCTTTAGAGCAGAATAGGGTTATTGCTTTAGAGAAAAAAGGTTCTACATTTGTTGTACCAGATAAAGTATATCGTAAAGTTATGGTTGTTACTGGTAGGAATGAAGTTGACCCTAAAGCACCTAAGAATTATTTAAGTCAAGGTGATTTCAGAAAAGATTTTGATAAAAAAGTAGATGCTGTTCGTGGTGGTTCTATGACAGTAAGGAAACGTAAATTCTAATAGGAGTATCATATGAAGATACTACGTAGTGTTGTTGAGATGGAACATATAGATGGGATTTATATTACTGTTTCACAGCATATGTTTAAGTTAGGTTCTAAGCGTATACAAAAGGAGTTAGGAAGTCTTTATTACAAAGACTTCCTAATCTTTATGGCTGTAACACTAGCTAAAGAGTTTGAACGTGCTATTGATACACAAAGGTATAAAGGTACAAAATGGGCACCATTATCTGTATCATACTTGACATATAAAAAGCGTGTGGGTTTTTCTTTAAATACGTGGGAAGCTACTGGGTATTTAAAAAATAATATTACTGTATTCAAAAAGTTTAATAACTTTATAGCTGTTGGGTTTCAACAAAAACAGGTATATCCTAATAGTGGTGTACAAGTTAATATTATTGCTAGATATGTTGAGTATGGTACAAATAGGAATACTATAAATGGTAAAAAGACAATGCCACCTCGTCCTTTATTTAGACCTATAGCAAGTTATGTTTCAAAACATATATCTAGGTATTATAAGATGTATTTAAAAGAGTTAGATAAGATTAAAAATAGTAGAGTTCCTTATTTGTATCTTAGAAATAAGTCTGTTATTAAATCTTCTAGGAGTAAGAAAAGGAAGTGATTGTATGGTAGATAATAAAGATATGATTATTGAGGGTTTACGTAATTTTGGTGATTACTTCAATAGTGAGGATGATTTCATTTCAGCATTAGAGAGTTCAGGATACTTTTATGCTAAGGATAAAGACATCACTGATGATAGGGTATACAAAGTTATAACAAAAGATATGTCTAAGTTTATTGATAATAAGTATATTAAATTACTTATTAAGAATGACATATTAGAGGGTTGTGATACTATTTACGGAACAGATGAGGATGGTAGTGAGTTTGATGTTGTAGGTATTGAGGATATGTTCCTACGTATTGAATTCAACACTAAATCTTTAGATGATACTGAGTATGAGGAGTTAAAAAGTCAAGTTCTTTCATATTTTAGTGGTAGTAAACTGTTCTCTTATTTGTACAAAAAGAATAAAGCTAAGATTGATAAGTTAGTTAAGAATGATATATTCTTTGAGACTAGTAACGATAAAGACTTCTTAGGGTTGTCTGATGATGCATTTTATTGTTTATTATGCTTTGATGAGGACTATTTAGGTGATATGGTTGATTACTTATTTTGGTAGTAAGGGGTAGTATATGCATAGTCCTTTATATCAATACGATTTAGCTATGTATGATAGGATACATAGCTTATATGATGAGGTATTTTTTGCTGATGTAGATGAGCAATTTATTACAAATGCTAGGGAACATCAAGGTAAGGTAGTTATGCCGTTTATTGGTATAAGTCGATTACCTGATTTCTCTATTAATTATGAGTTCTATAACGACAGTCAAGTTCGTAGGGGTTGGACTAATCAGAAAGCTAGGAATGAAGATGGTGTAGAGTTTAGGGATAAGCGAGTTATGGTACACTCACTTCCTGTAATGTTACAGTATCAAATAGACGTTTACGCTACTAAGCGTGATGTATGTGATGGCATCATTTCTGAGTTATTAATGGAGTTTTCTGAAAGACCGTATCTTAGGGTTCAGTTTATGGACATTGGTGACCATGTACAAGAGTTTCAATTAGCACTAGAAGATGGTGTTAGTGATAATACTGATGTGAGTGGTTTTGCTGAGACAAATCGATTTTATAGAAAGTCTATAACAATTAATATTGACCATGCATATATCTATCGTGTAGATAAAGCATTAGAGGTTGATAAAATTATCATAGATATTCATGATTTACCACTAGATGATAGTGATTTAAATAAAATTAAACCTAAGAATGGTAATAATTCTGATGGGTTTGATTTCAATACAGATGGCATTAGTCCTGGTGTTAGAACTAGAGATGAGTTAAATCTAGCTAATGATGAGACATCTGAGGGTAGTCTAAAACTTAAATAAATAGCATGAGAACGTATTCATTAATTTGGATACGTTCTTTTATATATAGGTTTTGAAAACATTAAAAACAATAAATATCTGTGTATACTAAAGAAAAGAGTTATATGTACAAAAGATGGGTAAAGTGAATAACTTATAATATATTATAAATTATCCAATTTTGAGGGGGATATAATGGCTACACTAACAATGTTAAGTCCTGGTGTATACATGAACGAGGTTGACAAAAGTCAATATACTACAGACTCCTCTACTTGTATTATTGGTATGGTAGGTGGTGCTAGGTTCGGTCCAGTTGGTGTTCCTACACTTATCTCTTCACAACAAGAGTTGATTAAAACTTTTGGTGAGCCTGTTGAAGGTGAGTATGGTTTGTATAGTGCCCTAATGGCATTAACACATGCAAGTCAAGTTATCTATACACGTGTTGTACGTGGTGGTACTAAAGCTACTTCAGGTAAAATCGGTACTGATAAAGTTCTTTATCGTTCTGCTGTAATTGGCGAGGCTAGTAATGGTCTTAAAATCATTCAGTCTGCTTTGACTGGTGGTAAGTTCAGTGTGACTATTAAAGATGCACAGGATGTAGAGAAAGAAAAGTTTGAAGATTTAACTTTGACTTCCTCAGAAGAAAACTTCGTAGAAGCTGTAATTAATGCTAAATCAAAATTGATTCGTGTTGAGTTACAATCTACAGGTGATGTAACTGCAAAAGAATTTGTGTTGGGTGATGCTGTAAAAGGCGGAAACACAGGTTCTAATGCACATGCAGGTAAAAAGGGTACAAATAAAGTACTCTTAGAGTCAAAATACTTTGATTCTAAATTAAATGGGTGTTCTGCTATTTTCAGTGCTATTGATGAGTTTACTCAAACATTTAATGTAAGCATTGTTGATGAAAATGGTAATGTTGTTGAGCAATTCAGTACATTATCCTTAGACCCTAAATCTCCACGATTTGTTGAGACTATTATTAATAATGGTTCTATTCGTGTTAATGCTAAAGTAGATACAGATACATCTGTTAACTATACTGAAGATACATTAATCTTTAGTGGTGGTGATGATGGTATCTTAGGCATTACTGCTAGTGATATCATTGGTGATGTTTCTGGTGGTGGTTTACAAAGTTTCTCTAACCCAGAAACAGTTACTATCGATGTATTAACTGCTAGTGGTTGGAGTGATGCTAGTGTTATTAAGGCTGGTTTACATATTGTTGAGAACCGTGCCGATTCTATCTTTATCGTAGACCCACCATTCGGTATGGGTGTACAAGAGATGGTTAATTGGTCAAATGGTAAGGGTTCATACACTAATCAAAATGGTCTTGATACATCTTATGGTGCATTGTATTGGCCGTGGTTACAAATTAGTGATAGTTTCACTAATAAAAACATTTGGCTACCACCTAGTGGTTTCGTAGCTGGTCAGTATGCATATAATGACAAGGTAGGTTTCCCTTGGTTAGCACCTGCTGGTTTGAATCGTGGTAGGATTACTAAAGCTATTAATACAGAGTATTCACCTACACAAGGTGAACGTGATGCTTTGTATGGTCATAGGAATGTTGTAAACTGTATCACAAACTTTATCGGTCAAGGTATTGTTATCTGGGGTAATAAGACTTTGCAACGTCAACCAACTGCATTGGATAGGGTTAATGTTCGTAGGTTAATGAGTTTCTTAGAACGTAGCATTGCTATGAAATCTAGGTACTTTGTATTCGAGCAAAACTATGATGCTACTTGGGAGCGTTGGAAAACTCTTATCGAGCCAGTTTTGATTAATGCTAAAAATAATGGTGGTTTATATGATTATAAAATTGTGTTGGAAGCTACTGCACAAGATTATGAAAACAATCGTATGCCTATCAGTATTTACGTTAAACCAATTAAAGCCGCTGAGTTCATTAGCTTGACTTTCAACATAATGAATTATAGTGCTAGTTTCAACTAATAAGGGGGATATGATATGAGTCAGTTAAATGCCGCCTTTATGTCTATGGACTCAACGTATGAGGTTCAACGTACCAATAACTTTAGGTTTATTGTAGATTTAAGTGAGTTCTCAAATAATACATCTTCTTCTAGTGGTGATATTATTGAGTTGGCTTGTGATAGTACAGGTCTACCTACTGTATCTAATGACCCTATTGAGTTGGATTATGGTAACTCTCAAATCAAGGTAGCTGGTAAAGCAACTACTGATGATATTACAGTTGCTGTAAAAGACTTTATCGAACCTGACGTAGAGAATATTCTATGGCAATGGAGGATGAAAGTTTATAATCCTAAGACTGGTAAAGTTGGTTGGGCGAATAACTATAAACGTACATGTATGATTGTTCAATATGGTCCGAATGGTGAAGTATTGAGGAAATGGCAATGTGACGGTTGTTGGCCGACTAGTTTAGACTTAGGTGAATTAGACTACTCTAGTGGTGATAAGAAACAAATTAGTATGAACTTGTCTGTAGATACTGCGTATCTTGTACGTGATGGTCAAAATACTCATATTTATGGTACAGACTAATTTAGTTAGTTTTATAGGACGTAGTGTATGCTACGTCCTATTTTTGTGTTATAATGTTTGTGTGTGGTTTCATACTTATCTTTATGTGTTCTCATATTAAGGAGTTTATGAGGTTAAGGTGGGTTCATTGGTTATTGACATAATTAATTACATGTACTATAATTAATTATGTTGATTAACAGCCATGGTCAATTAAAAAAGCTGACATCAGGATATGGTGTTAGCTTTTTTAATTTATATACAAAATTGGGGTTGGTTTTTTGTTTGGGGGTTTACTTATTGTTTTTCGTGTGGTATATTATATGTAGTAGGTGAGAGTGGTTACTCATCTACTATATGTGGGTGATTGCGTTACATCTACATATACCTCCCTTTTTACTGTTACGTTTGTTTATTTCCTTTCGTAGCGTAACAGTAAATTTACATATTGTCGTTCTTATTGGATAAAGATTAGATTAGGTTTTTCATGATAAGTATGCTTTGTTGCATATATTTTTCTCCGTTAGAGTGTTACATTGATTACTTCGGCTCTTATCAATGTAACACTCTTTTTCTTTTTGTATAGCAGTTTAATAAAAATTTAATTGTTTATATTAAGTTGTAGTGTTTTTGATGATAGAGTTTTATATATAAGTTTCATGTGGTTGTGGTATTATTCTTGTTGTTTATATCTTAACTTCATCTTATATACATAATCAGAGGGGTTTAGAGTAGATATAATAGCATCACAATCTACTTTTACATTAGATGGTTATATGTAAATTTCACAGTACTTTTCGATAGAAATACTAAAGCTAGTTGCAGATAATCATGTTTTCATGTAGTAGAGGTGGTGTTTTATGAATTTAATTGAGATGTTATCTGTGTTGGGTATGAACATAAGTATAGGTGATGTTTCAATAGCAACATTACTTTTACTGACAATCATACAAATATCTCCTATTGAGTTCAATCCTTTATCTATTATATTGTCTATTATAGGTAGAGAGTTGAATAAAGAAGTAATTGATAGGGTTGAGAAATTGGAAAAGTTAGGGGAGTCTAACAGTAGGGGAATAGACAAGCTATCTTATGAGGTTTCTGAGACTAGGGCAATTAACGCAAGGTCTAGGTTATTGGAATTTAATGATGATTTACTGCATAACGTAGCTAAGTCTAAGGAAAGTTTTGACCATATAATGGCAGACATTACGTATTATGAGCATTTCTGTAGAAAGCATGCAGATTTTCATAATCATGTTTCAGATATGGCTATTAAAAATATAGAGGACATATATCGTAAGCGATTGTCAAGGAATGATTTCTTAAAATAGATTAATGGTTATATTGAATATAGTAGAGATAGTAATACTTTTTTACTATCTCTATTTTCATGTTAATTGTCAAATGGTCTTATAGTATATATAAGGTTAGGTAGTTTCAATACTTTTTAGATATTATATTAATAGTACAAAAGAAGA